ACTTCCTTTATAATGAGCAGCATCTTTGCCGTCATGGTTTCCGTAAGTACCAAGTTTTCTATTTAGCTTGTTAGCATTGTTTTTAATTCGTTTACCTTTAGGTGTTTTTTGATATTCACTTTGTTGTTTGAGCCTTTTTTTACGAGCTTCAGGATTCTTCCTGTAATACTCAGCTGTGCTTCCTGCCATACATTCTGCTCTGTACTAATTCGGGATCGACTTTAGGCATGATAGAGGCAAGCTTAGAAAGGTGAGAACCTTCTATAGCTATGCCACTGATATCATTAGTTTTCAGCCATTCACAGGCTGCTTTTAAATCTTGAGTAGTTGCTTCGCCACTTTTCACCCTCTTTAGAAATTCTTTAGTGACGAGGTTATGTAATTCATTAAATTGGGCTTCAGTGGCTTTCTTCATTACTCTTCTTTCATTCCAGGGAATAGGTTTCGTCTGATAATTTCTACTGCTTTATCATCAATAGTATTATCAGTGGATTTTGCATATGCCTCTAGCAGTTGAACAATTAAGTTCTTTACTGCATTAGTGGAGAGGAATGTCATTAGGATGGGTTTAATGATGATCATTTTCTGAGAGATTCGGGTAGTTGTAATTTTTGTATGTCCTCAATTTGTTGCTTTCTTTCTTGAAGCTGTTCAATTACTTGACCAGTAGGTGAGTTTTTGAAGTTGTTAATAATGTTAGCACCAACACCTCCAAGGATTATTAGTCCAGCTAATATTGCTAGTTTAACTTTCATCTACTTTCTTAGTTGTTTTTTTCTTTGTAGCTTTTTTAGCTTTAGCTTCCGCTTGCTTAGCTAGTTGATCACTTAATGTACTCATGTTTTATCAGTAGGTTTAGTTGGACATTCATACTCCTGTTCATTCCAAGGGAATTTCTTATCTTTAGGAGTACAGGTTTTCTTTAGATACTGTTTAACAGCAGCCTGTTTATTCTTTTTATATTCAACGATTGGTACTACGTCATTACACATGGTATATACACGTGTACCTTCAGCTAACATGAATCCTTTTTGTTGAAGTTCAGCACATTTCAATACACGTACAAGCTCATAATCAAGCCTCATCTTTTCTTCTTGCCGTGCGGCTATACGTCTACATTGTGCTAAACCTCTACGGTCTAATGGAAACATGAAATTTATCTGCCCTCCCCAGTTTTCAGCTACTGTGTAGCTTCTCTGTGACATCTCTTCGTCAAAGGGAACTGTATGATTCCCCATATAGAAGGGACTGAACGTCATAGTACTACCATTGCAGCTCACCCCAGAACCGTAGTGCTGCCTTGAAGGAGCACCATTATTCTGAAATTGAACTGCTTGGTTCGTAACATTTCCAGTCGCTGCTGCAACGGGATTAGACACATTCTTAGTCTCACCTTCTGCTTTGACAGGTGCTACTGAGAGAAGACTGACAAGGAGACAGTAGTAGAGTCCGTTTCGATAGTTCTTTCGATCTCTGTGAGTTCGATTACCTGACTCGCTGCTCGTGTCACGACTTCTAGTGAGAAATCGGAACCAGCTGTTGTCATATTGAAAATTGAATCGCTGTCTACTATACCTCCAGAGGTTGCTGATGAATGGGTTATGTTGTCCCCAGACCATTTGTTTAACGCTGCTCCATAGGTGGTTGTTGTTATCTCTTCTGTTATTTCTTGAGATGTAGTTGTAGTACTGTTCATTGACCCTTGGGTGAAGTTGGGTTGTACTAATTCAGCTTTTACTACCGTGGGTGATACCAGTAGGAAAAGTAAAAGCCATTTGTTCATTCTTCTTTCTTTTTAACCATAGGACAATTTACGGGTGTTTGTTTGCCATTACCACCTTTATTTCCAGTGGTCAAACCAAAGGTCGCCAGTGCTCCCGTAAACACGCTGGCAACGAACGTGATATCTGAGTTACCTGATTTCTTAACCATAGGTAATTCTACATAGTTCATCGTAATGATGAATCCAGACCAAACCACTACGCCTAATCTGACAAATGTTCCAAGTATTTGTATTTGGTGTTCTTGATCCTCAGCAGCATCTTTCAGCTTTCCGAGGAGTCCTTTTTCTTTTTCTTCTGGCGGTTTTCCTTCCATTTATCGACTTTTTTCTGTAGGAATTTTTGTACTTGTTTTTTAATCTTGTTAAAGAAAGGAGTAGCAAGGGTGGTAGTGGCTACAGCTGCAACAGCTGCGTAAGTCGCTGTGGCGACAACTTCTGCTGTTGGTAAGGGTAGATCTATTTTTATTACAGGTACTCTGAGGCTAGGTTGCACAGTCTGTGCTTCAGTTTCTTCTTTCTCTGCTTCATCTAACTCTACTCCAGCTGGTGCTTGTAAATTACTAGGAGGGATAACAACTGGTGGAAATACAGGCATCTCTGCTGACGGTTGTTTTAGAGGGATGCTAGGCATGTCTAAAGCGTTAGTCAGTTTTATGGATGGGAGTTTCACAGTTTTTAGTTAACCTTCATAAAGGTAACATTACTATATTGTTTTATACTTATACCAGCATTATCGCCTGACACATTAGCCGCTATCGAAAATTTAACGATGTCATCAGATGTATCTGTTACATTTACAAAGTTAGTATGTTGGCATAACATTCTCTGTGCTGCTGGATGGTCTAACCAAACCAAGGCTGAAGCAATTGTTGTAAAACTTGTACCACCATTTGTACTCCACTCAGTTTTGTAGGTAACATTTTTATCTGCATATCCCCAACGATCTACGTGAAGGTTTAGATCAACTTTATACACGCCTGTCGAAGGAAATTTAAACCATCCATAACGATCACTACCGCTTGAGCTATCTGCTGTATTCGATATTCCAGTACCAATAGGTAAGCCTTGGTTTGACGGTCTAGTGAATGTTCCTGAACTTCGAGGACTTCCACTGTTCCAAGCATTTGCAGTTCCTTCTCCTAGCCAATTGCTATTACCAGATTCAGCCTTAAAATTGCGATCAGATGCGTAGTGCCATTGATCAACAACACTTAAGCCTCCTGAAGGAGCTGCAGCCCATGTCAACCCACCAGTATTGCCTGATTGGGCTGTTAACATGTAACCATTAGTAGGTGCGTTAGAGACTTTTAAATTAGCTTCATCTACTACATTGTCTGCAATAGTCTGTGCTCCATCAGCAGATGAGGTTACTTCACCACTATGGTTAGGATGGGTGTAAACTGTGTTGTTATCTGGAGGAACTTGCCATGAGCAAGTACCATCCCCATCTACTCTAAGGAACTTAGCAGTCCCAGACTCTCCAGTAGATTTTATCACTGTTCCCTCTGGGGTTGAGTCAACAGTAGCCCACGTCAACCCACCAGTATTACCTGATTGTTTCTGTAGGAACTGTCCATTAGAACCAGCGTTACTTACCTTGAGTTTTGATTCATCAGCGGTATCATCTTTAACACCGCCTGTACTTATTTTTGTTAATGCCATGATTTATGTATGTTTGTTAATGCTATTAGTTACGTCCGTACAGAACCCAGTACATGTTTCGGATATTAGCTGACATGTTCCATTGCAATCCTGTAATTGCTCCGTAACTTGTACCCCATGAACTTATACACCTATCACGTCCTTTGAGTTGTGTTCCTAATGAACCAGTAGTACCACTACCTGCATCTGCATACCATCCTTCAGAATTAGTAACAAATGCCATACCAACGGCCGTACCCATAGGATTAAAGAATTCAGTCTCGCCTTGAGCTATGTTGTAAGAGTATCCATTGAACATTGCTGCTGTTTGATTATTTGAACCATTATTATTCTGACCCCAACTATCAGCATTGTTTTGATAGGTGTGCTGTCTATTGTACTGGTTATTTCCTATATAACTTCCACCAGACTTAACTCGAACTCCTATTTGTGCACTAGTGTTATCACCTACAAAATGCCATACAATTTTAAACCATTTATAAGCAGAATAAGTAGTATCAAATCCTTCGACAAAATCGTGTGCTCCTGATGAATATGCCTTATCTCCTGATAATAATTTTGTCCATTCACCTACACCAGCAGCAGCAGGTGGATAGCCTCTTACCAGTAACTTCGTAGCTGATAAAGCAGTACCTGCAAATTGATTTGGATCGGCAGCAGTTGTCCCAAGTGTTCCATCATCTTGAACGTAATAACCTAATCCTGGTGTTAAAGAAGATTGGCTTGAGTTTGTTGAACCTGTTACATCTATAGTTGCTGTTGCATTATCGTTAGCTGCTGCATTAGCAAAACCAACAAAGTTGGCAGTGGTCATATTACTTGCACCAGTACCAATTACACCACTTGTACTGTAGAGATCATTACTTTTATCAAAGTTACGATAGACAGAAACAGCACGACCTTTATCAGCCATTACAAAAGTTTGAGCATTAGATTCTGTAATACGATCACTCTCTTGGTCAGCATCGTTCGACCATGTAATAGAACTACTGCTTACAAGTCCTGAAGCTACTAGGAGTTTTAATTCAGAACCTTTTCCAATGGTATGAACTACAACACGCTTGGTATAAGGGTCAAAAAGACAACGGCTTCCATTGTTCTCCCCTTCACTATTGGCATACCAATCTGTAGTTTGCGATCCCCAAGAAATAGTATTAGTGCTACCTCCCGTTACAGTTCCTACTTTTGCAGTTAGATCTGAGTTGCCATCTTTATAAACAACAACTGCTTTTTGATTCTCTGTGTCATAACAAATATTAGGATAATTACCACTAGAAGCTAATACTTCTTGAGCTGAACCCCATGAAATAGAAGTACCACTAACAGTTCCTACAAAAGCATCAATAACATTACTTGGTCCTCTCGTCACCATTAAGACCCTATTTGTATCAGGGTCGTATGTTGCATCAAGCATTCCAGTAGATTCACTTGTTATCTGAACTGGTGTGCCCCAAGAAACAGTATTGGTACTTCCTCCTGTCACTGTCCCTACAGCAGAATATGGATTATTACCACCACCTCTACGGTAAACAGCTACAATTTTCTGATTGTCTGGATCATAAACAAGTTTAGTACCCCAGAAAGATCCGCCGTCTTGGTTCCAAAGAGTTGTGCGACTTCCAATATTACTTATGGCGTTACCGCTAAGTGTAAGAACCCTTGAGAATATTGAATACTCAGGATTACTCATTCCATCGCAGTAATATAATACAACCAATCTTTGTGTTGACGGATCGTAAACCAGCCCGGGATCACCAGCTAATCTATCTGTCTCTATTTGTGTAACTGATCCCCAAGTAAATGAACCAGTGTCATCTACTTCACCAACGATCATTTCTAGGTCATCCCCAGAGTTTTCGTTTTTACCAGCAACAATAATTTTCTTAAGTTCAGGGATATATAGTGAACTTATTTTGTCAAAATTATTTGCTGTAATTTGAGTTCTATCAGAAACAACTGTAGGAGGATTGTTTACAGTTATTACTCTTTTTACCTTGGTTACATCTCCATCAGACTTCATAATGACAGCCTGACCAGCAGCGATAGCTCCGTCTGCTGTAGCTGTTATTTCTGGAGCAGCAGATAGAGCAGCACCGTTAACTTTAATCTCACCTGTTACATCTATACCAGTTGAAGTAGTAGCTAGTTTGGTTGATGACCCGTGAGCGAAGCTCCAAGCTCCACCAGCATCCCAAGTAGCACCTGTATGTGCACTACCACCTGATACATAAGTAAAGTTTAGATCTCCTCCGTTTAATTGGAACTCTAAAGGATTGCTGTTAGTTGCTTGTATAAGTGATTTATTGGTTGTACTGTCATGTTCTATTTGCAAGTCAGATCCAGTACCCCAAATAACAGAAGAGTTATCATCTATATTAAAATCAGCATCATGCTTTAGTTCAACTGATCCCTGTCCACTTGATAAAAGTCGGAAATAGGTATTACCCGCTTGTTCTTCCCATGACCAATCTCCAGATCTACCTCCACCACCTGTGCTTGCGAAGATGCCAGTATTTGTCCAAGCTCCATTACCTAATAGGAAGGTAGAAGCACTTGCTGTGCCAGTTGTATTTAGTTTCGATAGGGCTATATTTGCACTA